CGACTGACCTGGTGTCCGACAAGATCAAGGGCCAGGACCGACAGAAGTACCGCTATGCGCCCTCTACCCATTCAGCCTATACGGTTGACACCATCCGCAAGGCACTCCCGGGTCCTAGAGTTCCGGCACGTCGATGAGTGGTGCGTTTCGTTGAAAGGTCCCTCATGGAAAACATATTGGCGACAGTTAAGAAGCTCATTGGGATCCATGAGGATTACGACGTCTTCGATGACCAGCTTCTAATTCATATTAACACCGCCATCCACTCGGTCGCTCAGATCGGAGTAGAGTCCGCGGAAAAAAAGTGGGTTGACGACACGGCTGTCTGGAGCGATATCATCAACCAGACCACGGGTCTCACAAATCAAGAGGCTGTCAAGTCCCTGATCTACCTGAAGGTGTGGCTCGCATTTGATCCTCCGCAATCTAGCTACGTGGTTGAGGCGATCAAGGAGCAGATCAACGAGCTAACGTTTAGGATCTACGTCGAAAACGACCCGATCCCAGGAAAGTAGGAATCGCGGTGAGAATAGATGAACTAAAGCATTACGACGAAGACACTCTGGTTCACTACGGCGTCACGGGCATGAAGTGGGGTGTTCGTAAAGCCGAACGCAATGCGCGTCTAGCTGGGCGCTTCGAAACAAAAGCGGCATCTTCGCGCAGTGTGATGGACTCCTCGCAAGCAAAGTTGGATCACTATAAAACCCGACAAGCCAAAAAAGTCTCATCGTATAACCGACGGAAGCTTAGGGAGTGGCAAGAGGTTAATGATCGAGCCACAAAGAAGACCGAGAAATGGGAGAAGCATGCTCAGGCTCGCCGCGAAGGTCGAATGGACCCTACGGCGAAGAAGCTTGCGATTGGAATGATGGTTGCTGGAGGTCTTGCGGCGGCTGGTGCCACCTATGGTGCGGCCACAGCTAAGGACCGTAAGGTGTTTGACACCTACTTTGGCGAGTATGCTAGAGGTCACAAAGTCCTCCAGAAGACGTATGACTCGATTTACGATTCCAGATCGTCAACTGTATACCGATACTCTGCCGCGTCTAAAGCCAAACTAGCTTTTGACTTCGCGCTGGATAAGGAGAGATCTCGCCTGATCAGGGATGTAAGCAGAACCGCCACCGGAAACCGCGCAATAGACAAGAGAATTCCGAAGGCTGTTAAGAAGTTTGAGAAGATCTATGGTGGTCGCGGAATTCGCCCAGGCTACGATCGCTAAGAAGAGGAGCGGAAGAAATGCACCTCAATGAACTAAAGCACTATGACGAAGACACTCTGGTTCACTTCGGGGTCAAGGGGATGAAGTGGGGCGTTCGTAAATCTCGTCCTGATGGAGTCTCCCGATCAACCAACCGCCAAGCCCGAAAGGACGCCAAAGAGTTCACACAGGCGAAGCAGTTTTACGGGGACGGCGCAGGAACAAGACGAAAGCTCATAAAGAAGACGGTTGAACAACGGTCTACGGACGAGACGTACAAGAAAGCTTTCGATCATCACGTCGAAAACACAGACTGGGCGAAGCGATCCTCTCAGGCAATCTCTCGCCGAAAGCGTACAGATACCGTCGAAGGCGCGAAGAAGACCACTCGCGGAATCACCCATCTGGTTGCCGGTAACCCACAGTATGCTTCTGCCGCAGCCATCCTACTCTTCGGAGCAGCTGGAGCCGCGTACAAGGCTGGCGTGCACAAGCAGGTTGCCAAGTACGGAAAGACCGCCTATAGCAAAGCTAAGGTTGAGTTCCGTGCACAACAGATCAAGCGACAGTTCAAGCAGAACGGGTTCAAGATCTAATGCGAAAGGAGGACTATGGCGGACACATTTGGAACCAGAATCAAGCACGCTTGGAATGCGTTTGTACAACCCAATAAGGAACCTTTCGCTGGCCCTTCAGTAGGGGCTAGCTACGGAGTCCGCCCTGACAGGGTTCGACTAACCCTCGGTAACGAGCGCAGTGCAATCGCTTCGCTCTATCTCCGCCTTGCTCTTGACGTTGCGTCCGCTGACTGGCGACACATCCGAGTAGATCAAAATGGAAGATACCAAGGAGACATTCCAGGCTCTCTCTCGGATTGCCTAACTCTGGAGGGCAACGTCGACCAGTCAGCCTTTGCGCTCAAGCTGGATATTGCTCTGTCGATGTTCGACGCTGGCGCAATTGCCGTCGTTCCGATCGACACGACCTTGAACCCAAAGGATTCAGCATCGTATAAGATCAACACAATGCGTGTTGGTCGAATTACGAACTGGTACCCGCGCCACGTTCGCGTGCGCCTCTATGATGATCGTCCAAACTTTGGTGTATTCCAGGAGGTAACCCTCCCTAAGGACCAGGTCGCCATCATCGAGAATCCATTCTACACGGTGATGAACCAGCAGAATTCAACACTTAAGCGCCTCATCCGTAAGTTGAATCTTCTTGACGCGGTGGACGAAGACGGCGTTCAAGGAAAGCTCGACATCATCATCCAACTGCCATACACGGTAAAGCACGAGACTCGACAAGAACAGGCGGATAAACGCCGCAAGGACATCGAGTTCCAGCTGTCAAACTCCAAGTATGGCGTAGCCTACATCGATGGCACAGAGCGCATCACGCAGCTCAACCGTCCTGTAGACAACAACCTCCTAGCTAAGATTCAGGACCTGAGGCAAGATCTCTACGGTCAGCTCGGTCTTACGCAGGAAGTAATCCAGGGAACGGCTGATGAGAAGACGATGCTCGCCTATTACAACGGCACCATCGCTCCGATCCTCACAGCCATCATTGAAGAGTTCACCCGTAAGTTCCTGACAAAAACCGCACGGTCGCAGGGGCAACGTATTCGATTCTTCCGTGACCCGTTTAAGCTTGTTCCTGTGGAGCAGCTGGCAGAGATCGCAGACAAGTTCACCAGGAACAAGATCGCGACCTCTAACGAACTCAGAGCCGTCATCGGTTGGGTGCCTTCGGACGATCCATCGGCTGACAAGCTAGAGAATTCCAACCTGAATCAACCAACAACGGAAGGTGGTGAGACGCCGGATGAGCAAGAAGACGTTTGACTTCAGCGGGTACGCGACTAGAGTGGACCTGAAGTGCAGTGACGGCGCGATCATCCGCGAAGATGCTTTCAAGCATCAAAATGGAGAGACCGTTCCGCTAGTTTGGCAGCACCTCCACAATGGCCCAGAGAATATTCTTGGCCACGCAATGCTGGAGCACCGTAAGGATGGCGTTTACGCCTACGCGAGTTTCAATGACTCCGAACAGGGTCGTAACGCAAAGGAACTCGTCCGACACGGTGACGTTAAGGCGCTGTCAATCTACGCCAACAAGCTTGTTCGTAGGGGCGTCGATGTCCTCCACGGTGCAATTCGCGAGGTTAGCCTCGTTCTGTCAGGAGCAAACCCTGGCGCATACATCGACAACATAGTCATCGCTCACGGGGACTCATATGAGACCTCCGAGGACGAGGCTATCATCTACACCGGCCTGTCTTTCGAAATTCAGGCTGAAACAATCGAGCATGCCGACTACAGTAAGGAACCTGACATGGCAGAAAAGACCGTTGGCGACATCTTCGAGACTCTCACCGAAGAGCAGAAGAACGTCGTTTACTACATGATCGGCGAGGCGCTCTCTGAGGCTGGCGCTGACGACGAGGCGGAGCACTCCGCTTTCTACGAGAATGATGACTACATCCGCCACAACGATGAAGAGGAAACCATCACGATGACCCGCAATGTCTTCGAGTCGCTTGCCCATGGTACGCCCATGGATGAGGGCCTTACCCTTTCCCACAGCGACATCAAGTCGATCTTCGCTGAGGGCGAGCGCAAGAACAGCCTCAAGGAGGCCGTCATCGCGCACGCCACCACGTACGGCATCGAAGACATCGACCTGCTGTTCCCGGACGCGAAGACCATTGGCGACCGCCCAGAGTTCATCAAGCGTCGTACCGAGTGGGTTGCTTCGGTCTTGAATGACACCCACCACTCGCCGTTCTCGCGAATCAAGACGATCCTCGCGGACATCACGGAGGACGACGCGCGAGCGAAGGGCTACATCAAGGCCTCCATGAAGAAGGAGGAGTGGTTCACGCTTGCCAAGCGCGTCACCACCCCGCAGACCGTCTACAAGAAGCAGAAGCTTGACCGGAACGATATTCTGGACATCACTGACTTCGACGTGGTCATCTGGGTCAAGGAAGAGATGCGCCTCATGCTCGACGAGGAGATCGCCGCTGCGGCTCTCGTTGGTGATGGTCGCTCCGCCGGGGATCCCGACAAGATCAAGTCTCCTTCCCCGAACGCTGATGGTGAGGGTATCCGTGCGATCGCGTTGGATGCTTCTTACTACGCATACAAGGTCGAGTGGGCTGCTGCCGACGCGGATGATATTCCGTTCGTTGATCGGGTCATGACCTCGCTCGTCGACTACACCGGTTCCGGTTCGCCGAAGCTCTACACCAGCCCGCAGATTCTTGCGGGACTCTTGGTTGAGCGCGACACCCTTGGTCGTCGTATGTACTCTTCTCGTGCGGAGCTCGCTACCGCCATGGGCGTGTCGGCG